ATTGCTGAACTAAGTAATGTTACTATGTACATTAAATGTGTGTAGTCTTCATCACTCAAGTTATTATCATCTGTAGTTATAGAACCAATCTTTAGTTCCCCTGTCCACCTATCACTATTATCTAGTAGTGGTGTTATTCTTAATATAAAATCGTTCGGCTCAAAGTCTATATATATTTTGTCATCCATGCTATGATCTCCTTGTTTTCTTTAATGGGAAAGGTATAACACTTTTGTCTTGTAGTTGCCATAGTGTGTTAGGTTTTTTTATCTTTTCTTTTAACCACGACTCAGGAATAATCCTATCGTGATATAATAAGTTATTCTTTTCACACCAACTTGCATACGTACCCTTTGCCCCCTTATTTAGTTTTCTTTTACTGCTCTCAAACACAAACCTAATGTCAAGGTCTGGGTGTTGCTTTTTTATCGCAAGGTGTTTACGCCTATCTGCTTGCACAAAGCGACCCTTGACTTCTATTATAATACCGTTAGGTAGTAGGAAGTCAGGTGTATATGTTCTATACATCAAGTCTTCCCACTCTATTTTAAAGCATTCGTATCTAAAGTCTTGCTCTAGTTCTTTTAAGTAGTCAGATACCTTTATCTCAAGACCACTACGATACCCATACTTTAATGCAGCTTGAAATTGTTTTACATTACGCATCAGATGGATCGTAGTTCTTGAACAACTTCCAGTATGTCAACAGACTAGTGAACATAGATATGTGTTTAGCATGTGACTCTTTACTCCATAGCCAAGGTATAATTAATTCTGTATCCTTTCTGTCTACAAAAATAGATACCCTCTCAGGATCTTTTACATTACATCCCTCAGCATAGGCTGATAGTTGCATACCATGCTCAGGAAATACTAGGCTAGAAGGTGTCTTCTTCTTGCTCTCTAAGTTATCCTTAGTTTTAAAGTCAACAAAGATACCTGTATCAGAGTGTAGATCTATCTTGCCACCATACCCTAAGTCAGCACAGAATGAATCTTCTGCAGTCCATGTCTCATCAGGGAATGTCTCGTCTAAGTACTTCTTTATTGCTAGGTAGGGCTTAGTTTCTGCCCCACCTGCAAACCCTTGCTCTATCATGGCGTGAATGGTTGTACCCATCTCTGCTGCCTCTTTCCCTGTACTCTTTGAGTGTTCCTTACATCTGTAAAAGAATTGGTCTATACTTTCGTCATCTTGTTTCTTTAACGTAAGTGCAGAGTTCAGAGCCTGATTGATTTTCCAGTTCTCTAAAGCAGGTTTAGCTGCAACACCAAGGATGGTAGTAACAGATGGTACGTAACCATGTTTCCTAGCATCCCGTAAGTTAGTGTTACGTTCCTTACCATTGGAGCCTACGATAGTATACGCAGCTTCTCCTGTTTTATTGTACCAGTGTTCAGACTCTGACTCTTTTTTCATTAAGCAAATTCCTCTGCAGTTATATCAATAAAGTCTTCTACTATTTTTGTGTCTACTTCCTCATGTTTGTGCATATTCTCATCCCATGCATTAGTTATGTAACCATTATAGTTTACTATCCACGCTTCGAAGTTAGCAAGTATTTCTAGTGTTTCATCATCCATGCCTATTGTCTTAGTTAGGTCAAGGTTAACAAGGGGAAGATAGAAACAACTGCCATTAGGTAACTGTCTTTCTTCTGTAGATAAATTTACATAGTGATAGGTAGGAAGACGTTTCATCTTACGTAGTTTATCAAATAGCTTTTTACCCAATGTTTTGAAAGCATCTCTGTTCTCAACTTCCCATATGAATGGCGTAGCCCCTATAGTAACTGATGCACCTGTCTCATCAACAGGATTTTCCAACTCTATAGTACCAAACAGTACACGTACACGCTTGATCTGTTTCAATAGATCCTGCATCTTCTCAGGTAAAGACTTGAAGTCTGGTATATACCCTGCAGGTTTACCACAGTTGAAACCACCATCGTTATCTTTCAGATCAATGTTTAGATTGTCTGCCATGATAGTCTTTACATACCTGTTAGGTGTGTCTGATGTCTTCATGATGAAACGCTTGTGCATAAACCTCTGCATGTAAGGACGTATGGTAGCCGTATCAGAGTAGTATGTTGGCCCATCTGGGATGTCCAGTTTGTATGTACCACCACTAACAACTTCTACGTTTACCATTTTACCATTAACTTCTGACCTACCCATGATAGGTGAGTGGTTAATACGCACACGAGCCAGTGCGTCTGCCTTCTCCTTATTAGAGCCTGTGTCCATTGCCATGCCCATAGCCTTTGCCATTGATGCATAGTCATTGGTATCTACTTTCATTACTTGATTATCCATGTATTAATCTCCTTTGTTTTATACGTTAAGGTTCTAGTTATATCACGCAACATCTTTTGTGTCAAGCCAGTTTGGTCCTATCTTTGCTTCTAATAATAATGGCACATTAAAGTCTATGTTCCACCTCTTATTAAAGATGTTAACGAGGTTGTCGTTAGTTAGTTTTATTATCTTTATTACTCTATCCGTTTCGTCTGGGTGTATGTCAATTACTATACTATCATGTACAGTATTAACAACACAGCTTTGCATAGAGTTTGTCTCTAAAAGCTTGTCTATGTATAGCATAGATATAGGTACGATGTCAGCAGTTGCAAAGGATTGCACAGGATAATTCTTTATCTGTGTGAAAAATGTCACACCACCATTACGTCTACGCTGTACGTCTGGGAATGCAAACTCCCTACCAGATGGTATAGTCACCTTACCTGTAGTCAACACCTCTCGTGCCAACTCCTTATGCCAACGTGCTATACCTGAGTACTTCTTAGTGAACTGTGCATAGTAAGCAGCCTCAGCCCTTGTCCTACCAAAACCACTCGCGCCATACAAGGGAGCAAACGTATGTGCCTTTGCTTCTTGACGTGAGATCTTCTGCCCTGCATCACTGATAACCTTAGCTGTATAGCTGTGTACATCAAAGCCTGTTGATACTTCTTGTATGGCTACCTCATCCTGACTAAGGAATGCAGCAACTCTAAACTCTAGCTGTGCAAAGTCAGCTTCCATGATCTGCCCACCATCCCACCTAGATATGAACACACGCTTCACAGGAAACGTACCGCCCCGTGGCATGTTCTGCATGTTAGGGTCAGCACCAGATAGTCTGCCTGTGCCTGTCCTGTGCTGTAGTAGACGTACATGCAGCTTACCGTCTGCCTTAGTGTGTGTAGATATGCCACCAATGAAGCTGTTGATATAGACCTCAACTGCATTGAGCCGCTTCATATTCTGTAAGAACTTCTCTGCCTCTGGCATACCCTTAGCTCTGGCAATACCCTCAAGGTGAGTGAGACTGTCCTTGCCTGTGCTGAAACCATTGGCACTTACATAGCTGGCATTAGGTGGCTTGAACCCTAGACCAGCTACACGGTCAGTATCCATAAAAGTATAGCCACAACCATCACACCCTGCACACCTGCTGGGTCGTGCAAAAGGATTTCCATCTTTCTTTACCTTCCTGATTTGCCCACTGCCATAGCAGGTCTTGCATTGCTTTGCCTTCTGTCTGTACAGTTTGGTTGAGTGCTTAGTAACTGTAGATGTGAAGGAAGCATTTGCCATACGACCATCAAAGAGTGTGGCCCACTGTTTCTTATCGTCGGGCTTACGCCCATAGACAACCCAGCCCAACTGCTCTGGACTGTTGAGGTTGATAGGTCTGTCACCCATCAATTCGCTAGTGTGCTTCTCAAGGCTACGCACTAGTTCATCACGCTCTGCTTCATACTCTTTACGTACTGCATCCAGTGCCACTGTGTCAACCTTGAAGCCACGCTGATATATCTTAGCTAGGTGCAAGGCAAGTTGATTGGTCAGGTCAATGCTGTCCTGTAGTGTAGTGCCATCTAGTTTGGACACAATGGTATTGTATAACTGCTGTGTTGCATGTAGGTCATGCGATAGATACTCTGACAACTCTGCCAGTGGTATGTCACGTGTGGTGTAGCCCTTCTTGAAGTAGTCCTTGAGTGTGTCTTGCTTCTGTGTGTCCAGTGCATAGCGTTCTGCACAAGCATCAAGAGATAGGGGTTGCTTCTGCCCACGCTGTAGGATGTACTCACCTAGCATGGTGTCAAATATCTTACCGTCATAGGTGAAGCCAGACTCCCACAGCCACAGCAAGTCATGCACTGCATTGTGTGCTACTAGCAATGTGGTCTTGTCAAGTATAGATTGCACACAAGTATGGTCAAAGGGTGTACCCTGCTTCTCCGAATGATCGAAGGTAAAGATATGCTCATTGCCTGATTGATCTAGTGTACCAACCTGTGTTAGTGAATTGTCTTTCTCGAATGGGTCAAGGTGTAGCTTACCATCCCTAGTCGTTGTCGTGTTCTCTACGTCCAGTGTCAGGATCATTATCAATACCCTTTCGTATTAAGTGTATAAAACCCACGTTGAATATAGCAGCATACGTGTCGGGGTCAAGGTCTAATTGAACGGTTGCGCTGCCATCCTCATGTTCGTCTATGTCAGTTATCTTTATAGTATCATTCATAATACTAATGCCTCCCATGATGCAGGATATAATCCCTTCATATCCATACTGATTGCATTAGCAACCAGCCTAGTCTCATACTGTGTGTCATCCTTACGTCTAAGATTACACATATCTGCCCATGCGTCAAGGCTACCTGACCACCACCACTCAGTCATGGTGTTTTGTGGCAACACCATACGTGCTTGCTCTGGGCATACATTCTGAGCTAGTAAGTGTTCATACAGGCTCTTTTGAATGCCCTGTGTGGTCTTGATGTTGATGTCGGGTATCTCCTCACTACTACTTCCCTGCTTGACATTCTTTGCCTTACCTCTCCACGATTCTGGATTATAGAACTCAGGCTCATCATCTACATACCTACGGCTGATCTCATTCCAACGTAGGAACTTGTGCTTGACTAGTTGTCTAGCTACAAAGATGGGAGCCTTGACATGGAAGGTAGCAAAGCAGTGACCGAATGGTGACATATGTCTGTGCTTGGCTAGGAACTTGATTAGGTTTGCGTCTGAAGTATTGAACTCTTCAGTCTCCTTACCAAAGGATACCCTTGCTGCATTGACTACAGATAGGTCAGTACCCATGTAGTCTTTTAGATTTACATCAATCAACTGTGATCTCCTTTATTTCTATCCAGTGGTTCATGGCATACTTTTCCATGAGGTAATTACGTCTGTCCTCTGCCTTGTCTCTGTTACCATAGACAGACTCACACCCCATAGGATTCATTACAAGGTATACTTTACTAGCCATTCCATATGCCTTCGTCTTTCTCATCTTGCATGGCCTTCTCACGTTCCTTCTTGAACAATTCCTCTAAGCTAGGGTTGCCCCTAAAGTAATCAGGGGTGTCACGATTGTCAAGTTTTTTCTCTATCCAATCTAATAATCTTTGTATCATGGTGCTGTTCCTTTCCATAAGGCAAGCTGCCCCTCAA